TGTTTTCTTTGCATTTCTTTTTGTCTTTCAGCACCAACTAGTCTTGCTGCAAGTTTTTTAATTCCAGGCAACATCTTTTGTAGTCTTGTGTCTACGCTAATCTTTTCGCCTGTGCTTAATGATGCATAATTCTTGCCGCCAGTAATTCTAGCCCTAAACAATTTGTATGCATCTTTAACTGCACGACCTTTTAGACGTTTAGGATCAGCAAATCGTTTCGCTTGAGCAACTCTTGTTCTGAGCAAACGCTTCTGCATTCTCTTAAATCTTTGACCTCTTGCAAGTCTTTGCGAATAGCCCAAAACAGATTCGTTTTTCTCGTCTTCTTTTTTCTTTTGATCGTGAGAATTAATCATTGCAGTTAATCTCCTCTCTCTGTCTTGTGCTGCGGCATATGGCTTGTTTTTCTCTCGTTCTCTTTCAATTGCTCTCTGTATTTTTTGTGCAGCAGTTAGTTTGATCTTTGCTTCATCTAAGTCTTCTTTTACTGCTTTCTTTGGATTATTGCCTGGTCTCTTCACTTTGATTTGTCCCGATGAAAGACCAGTCTGAAACTTTTCCATGTGCTTCTTTGCTTCAGCACTAGAAAACATTGGTCCTAGATGTTTATGAAATTGTTCTAAGTCATTCTTTTCTGCAGCAGTTCTCATTGCTGTTCCAGACATTCCATGTGATCTATCAGAGTCTTCTGGATGATGAATAGTGATAGAAGTCCATCTATTGTCTCCCATCTCTTTAATCTTACCAGCTTCTAATGATGCCTTTAGTCCTTGTGCAAAATCTTTTCTATCATGTCCGACTAGAATGTTTAAATGCTTTTCGCCAGTCTTAGGTAAAGCATTATATGCATTAGCAATAGTTTCTCCACCAGACTTTACCAAATGCGTTTGTAGATTAGATTGCTTCCATTGTTTGGAAAGAATATCTTTTCTTTCTTCTCCAGAGTAAAGATCAGCTTTATTTGAAACGCCAATGTGCTTTGCACCAGGCAATTTCTTTAGAGCTGCACCAAGATCAAGTGCATGTCCCATGTGCGATATTGGAGAAAATCCAGTCAAAGGAATAACACTAGCGTGATGTACATCGTCTTTCTTTTCTAAAATAGGATTAAAACTTTCTTTTGCTAAACTAGTAGTAACCCATGGATCCATGATCACTAATGTTTTACCTCTTTGCATTACATTGCTATTATTAAAATCCATAATATCAATACTAAAATCTAATTTACGACCAGTCGATATAATCGATTTCATCGTTTCATAAAACTTTGCATATTTTTTATATTCCTGATTTAGTGGCTTATTCTGTTCAGCATCATCCACCATATCTAAAATCATATCATCATAATCTGGATCTAGTTCTTGCAATCGTTCCATTGCTATTTGTCGAAACTGTTCACCATCCATTTCAAATGTTGCATGATGCTGTCCCTGAACTTCTACAAATTTTGGTAGATGTGGATTGCTTTTATTCTTTTGACAATAATCATAAAATGCTAGAAAAGTATTGTCGGCAGTTTTAATGTCACCAGATTCCGGTACTAGTATTTTAATAACTGGCCCTGTCTTTTTAGCAAACACTTGTGCATCTGTTCCATCGCCAAGTTGGCCATAACCCAATTTGTGCATATGGGCGCGAATCAAATCAACATGTTTTTTATGATCAAATTCGTTTAATGCGTCTTCAGCAACAGTATCTTTCACTCCAAGCTGCTTTCTCAAAAGTTCTAATGCTGGCTTGTTATTGATATGTTTATTTGTTTTAGTTACATCACCCTTAAACTTATCATAAATTGCTTGATGATGTGACTTAGGTATGTGTTTTTTAATTAGTTGTACAATGCCTTGAAAAGAATGTAATTGTTTAGCATCAGCATTTGATCCAAACAATGTTTTTGTCATTTTTTCAATGCTATTTTCCCAAGCAGCGTCTTTATTTGTTCTTGATCCAATACCATATAGAATTGAAAATTTGTGTTGATCTGTTCCAACAGCATTTAATAGTTGCTTATGATGTACGCCTTTGATACCAAGTTTTGTATCACTCCAATCGGCTGAATGTGCAAACTGATCAAACTCTGAAGGCTCATGGTCACTATATGCAGACTTCTCAAAATCTAGCTGATGATGTTCTCCACTATCATGGCGCATAATCGCATGATGCTCTGCGCCACCACTCTTCATTCCAACGTATGTGTATTTTCCAAACTTTTGCCCAGGAGTTAAATGCTGTGCTATTGTTGGCATATGTTCTTGTGGAATCTTTACATCAATGTCGCCAGCTTCTTTTTTATGTGTAGTAAACTCAACATCAGAAATACCTTTGTTCATTAGACTTTTAGTCGAACCAGAATATGTTGTTCCAGTTGCTAATGCTTTTGCGTCTTTACCAAATAGATCTGCACCATATGCTTTATTAAATGATTGATGCATTGCATGAAGCATATCATATGTATCTTTTTGAACTTGTGCTCTATTTTCTGGAGTGATTTTAATTGGAACAGCAGTCTCACCAGTCTTTAATTTGACATTGCCACCTTCATCTAATATTTCTTTAAAAGACAACATTTTAATCTCTCTTTTTTAAATTTTTAGCAGCATCTGACGCTCTATATTCTCTAAATGTGTCACTTGTCACTTTAAATCTTGGAGCGTGGGGATTCATTTCTGAAGGATGAATAACAGCGCCTTCGGTTCCTGATCCCCATTTTGGTTTAATATTCAATCCTTTTACATGCGAATCTACTTTATCCGACACTTTCTTTTTGATAACATCAAACTTAGCAAGTTCAAGTGCTTTTTCTTCTTTATTTGTTTTTGTTGTTCTAGCTTTGATTAATTCGTGATTCAATTTATCGAATTCTTTTCTTTCATGGCTTACATCAACATGTCCTTTAGTGTGATCTACTTTATCGTCATCGAAATTAATGTTTGCGTCTGATAAATTCTTTTTAAAATATTCAATATCAAGATTTTTATTCTCTGGTAATTTAGAATGAATTACGAATTTACCAACTTTACCCATGTGATGGGTAGCATAAGATGTTCCAACGAATTTAATTTCGCCTTCATGTTCACTTGGCTTTCCCCATGGCTTATAAAATGATTCACCTCTTACTTTAACTTCTTCGCCAGTTTTTTTATGCAAATCATTTAGATATTTTACTAGTTTATGATTTGACTGCAATGTTCTATGAATGTGTGCAAATGCTTTTGCTGCTGTATAATCTGGTTCTTTTCCAGTTACTTCAGCTCTCTTTTTAACTCTATTTGAATAATCTTCTGGGTGACGCATTTTGTCATTTCCAGAACCAGTTGATTGTGTATAAAATCCTTGACCATCATAGCCAATCATCATTGATTGACCATCTGTTTTTTCTGTTGTAGTGTGAATGTGGACTTTATTGTCATGAGTCAGATTTTGAAATTGCTCATGGTCCATTGTTGTAATGTGAGGTAAGCCTTGGCGAATAGATTCGGTAATTGTTTCCGATCTATCTTCTTTCAATAGTCCTGCTTTTTGAAGCCAAATTTTGCTTTTAAATTCTTTCAAGTACATATAGAGGTTGCCTTAGCCTTATCTGTTGCAGGTTTACCTTAGTCTAACTGCGTTATGCTTTATTTATAATATTATTAAAGTTCGATTTTAATTAAACCCGTTCTTGTCGCCATTAGTTTTTGTGGATAGATACCTAATCTTACACCATTATATCTTTTGTTTTTATATTCAAATCCTCGACCCGCTCTAAATGTTGCACCAAACACTGGTAAAAAGTTTCCAGTAAAGTGACTTAAATTTCCAGATAATCCCATTCCACCATCAAATGTCAATTCTGAATTTTTACCACTAACAGTAAATTTTGCATGACCTTGACCAATTGCTTGAACATGTTGTAGTGAAAATGCTTTACCGAATTCTGGACCATAAATTGATAGATTTGACAATCTAACATCTTTAAATGTGCCCATAACTGGTGATGGTAATTGATCTTTATCGCCAAGAATATTAACAACATTACCTAAAAATTTTTGAACTAGGGGATGATTATAAATTTCTTCTCCAGCAAGTTCTGATAATCCACCATATTGCTGAAACGCTTCAGCTCCACCAGCTTTTTTATGTGACAAGTATATCGATCCTTTAACTAGAGGTGTTTTTATGTCTTTACATAGAATAATGTCTGCTTTAGGATCTCCTCTTACTCCGCCTAGACGTTTTAGAGTTTTGTCAACTTTAATTGCATACGCAATATCTTTGTATATTGTGCTGTCGCCTTTTAATTTTATGTCAACTTTACCGCCACATTCTAAAATGTAATTATTGATTGCTTCGACAACTTCATCTTCGTATTGTGTGCTATTAGCATTCGTTGGTTTTCTAATTTTGTTGATTTCGATCATTCCTTCGACCGCACCAATTTTAACCTTAGCAAGTTTCAATCCAGAAATTTCATATAATTTTGTGTCTATAATCTTAAACTTTGTTTCTGCTTTTAATTGTTTCACTATGTCAAGACCAGTTTTAGCTGGTTTATATAAGTTTCCAATTAAGCCTTTCTCAATTTCATAATCAATTTCTGTATATCTTTTATTGTCAGTAACGTACTTTGTGAAAGATAGTCTTCCGTCGGTTGCTTTGGATGCTAAGTGTGCCATGTCTTTATTCCGTCCAATAAAAAAAGCCTGTATTTGATTACAGGCTTATTTATGTCTCGGGATTTAAAGTTATCGGCGCATTGATGCTTGGTCTTTTGCTTCCTCGTCTGTAAAGATTGGAACTGCATTTGACTTATGCAATGTACCAATGCCAATCATTTTATCGCCAGTATAGACTTTTCCATGAATTGGCTTTGTCGCAGCACCAACACCAGAATCATAACTCTTTGCGTTATGTATTTCTCTATGCGGCAAAGGAGCAACTTCGTATTGTTTGGATTCTGCTTTGACTATAATCTTTTTTGGACTATACTTGTCGAGCAGTTTATTCCAATCTGATTCAAGTTCTCTCTGCTTTGCATTGGGCTTGCGCCGCTTGGACTTCTGATGTGTATAGACTATCATTGTAGATCCGCAAGAACACCTTCATAATCTTCTGGATCCATAATATATTCCAAAATAGTTTTGATTGACGCTTGCAATTGCAAACTATTATCGATGGGCAGATCTTTGTTCACTTCGAATAGATGAAGCAAATATGCGACTGTCAAATCTTTAACAGAATCTTCTGTAACTTCTAGATTAACGTTAATATTCATTGTGTATCTCCATTTTGTGAAAGCATGTATTTACTAAGGGCTGCATCTGCTGCAGAAAAACTTGTGACGTTTAGAATTCCAAGTTCTACTTGTTTGGATATGATATACCACTTTGCGGTTTCAAGCAACTCCATGGCATATGAAATGTCATCTTCATCCATTTCAGCATGCCATTGTTGCAATCCTTCATCACTTGCAAACAAAAGAAAATCTAAATTGTCTTGATCGTATTCTGACATTTCTTCGAATTTCATATAACTCCTTTAAATTAAGCAACCAATTGATATGGTGCATTCCATTTGCCGATATTAAGACTGACATAATATGCGGTATCAAAGTAATCGATCTGTGCATCACTATTGTTATAGTAATCAGCACCATACAAAGCAGCGAATGCTTCTTTCAAAAACTCTTTAGACTTACCAGCAAAATGTTCGTGATACCAATAAGGATTCACTTGAATACCAAACTTTGTGGCATCTTCGCGATCACCATAGTCTTCGAAAAAATCAATCGTTCCAGACTTAACAGTCAAGCAAATCGAGGAATGATTGTGCACCGACAACGAACCTTTGATGCCATACTTTTTTAGAACAGGCTTCAATTTGGCAGCAATCTTTGCTTTCTTTTCTTGGTTCATGTAAGCCATTTCAAATGTCTCCAGCAATAATGGAAATACGCTCAAGGATATCGGCTCGCAACAACTTGCGCCGCGCTTTTGGAACTTGATTAATAAGATTGCGCTGAACGTAGGATCCTAGATAACCAAGAGCAAAAATTCGCGCATCGGTATCTGAAAGACCCTTTGACTTTTCACGTTTGACAATAACGTCAATCAACATCTCCATTTCAGTTTTCACTAACATTCCAATCACTCCCGAAAATTATCAAAACCGCGCCGAATTTCTGGATCACCAAGAACGGCTGTTTCATAGGCCTCAATGTAATCATTGTAGAATGACAACACATCAGCAAGGTTTAACTTGAAAACCGCAGCAACGGCTTCTGGCGACCAACCACAATCAAACGCATCAGCAACATCTGTACAAGTAATCATCTCTGGACTCCGCTGTTTTTCTCTCACCACAAGATCCATTCTACGCTGGTTCTGGTCTGCTGTCAAGGCTTTTCTACAGAATTTCGAAGTGGTCATCGCCCTCGACGCGGTAGACGGGAACCTTCTTACCGTAGGCCATGATGAATCCCAATTCACCTTCTGCGTAAATTCCATGCAGACAGGTTTCGAAAGTCACTTCCCGCACAATTTCACAACAACCCCACCGCCACGTTGGCAATTTCATCTTAAAGAAATTTGTATTGTCATGATGATGGACAACAATCGTGGCTTTGGTGGTTTTCATCATTTTAGCCGACAACTACAACGCGAGGAAAAGTTTTGTTGTCACCAAACATTTGTCCCTGCATGGGAGCGGTGAAGTAGTCGGTTTTGAATTTCGTATCCTCTTCATGTTCCCAAATCCGCTTGATGAATTTCGCACGGAAGAGACCATCTCTCTGGATTCCGACAACTTCGCCAACCATGTAGCAGCTATCGATTCCGTTGAAATCGAAGGACATTACTTTATCGCCTACTTTCATTTTCAATTCCTCAATTACTTAGCTAGGGCGTCAACAAGAGCAGTCATCAGAAAGAGTGACGCAACACCCACGAAACTCATTAGAAACAAGTCTAGAATTTTTTCTTCGAGGTTACGCATTTTAAGCAGCCTTTGGAGCAAACAGTTTGCTCATTTCGATACACACAACGCGATAGGCGCGGACTTCTTCGTCAGTCATCTCTTCGCGGTTGCGTGGCACAGCCATGAATTCAAGGGTTTCGAGCAACCCAGGCAAGCACCAGGTTTCTTTGAATTCTTCAACAACGATCATAGCTTCTTTGAAATTCATTTTCTGTTCCTTTGTTTCTCTCTCACCACAAGATCTATTGTACTCTGATCGTGGAAAAAATCAAGGACTTTTTTGGTGTCGCACAAATACAACGTTGTAAATTTACAACAGTTTTACGGCGCTATAGAAGCGCCTATAGGAGCCGTGTAGGGTAGTGTGGGTGGGTTAGCAAGAATCGCCTGGGGGCGCTTCCAGGCGGGTTCTAGAGGTGGGTGTTAAAGTCTCATACCTTAAGATTTGAAAAATCTCTTTTATTTTTCAATGACTTACCAATTGCGCTTTTATCAAAGATTGGAGTATCGTCTTCTTTATTGTCGTATTGACCGCTATCTGATATATTGTTTTGCGATGAATTAGGTGCATCATAAAGTTTCATCTTTGCTCTATCAACTCCAATTACAAATCGTTTATTTGTTGTTGGATCAGAATAACGATTCTTTAATTGCTTTACCATAATTTGATTCGCTTCTGCCAATTCTTCTGTTGAAATTAATGCAAACATTAAATCGGCAGTTGCAGGAAGACCAAAAGACTCTGATGTATCTTCCAATCCAACATCGGAATTAGAATAGCCACTTCTTGTAGTTTGTGTAGCAGAAACAATTGGAACTCTGTTCTCTACAGCAAGACCACGCAATTCTTCTGCAATCGATTTGATGTATGTGTACGAATTAACATTTGATCCATGTTTCATTCTTGATGATGCACAAATATTCAAATAGTCAATGTAGATAATGTCGGGTATGAATTGCCGTTTCAATTTCAATTCGTTTAGCAGATGACTAAAGTTTGTTGCACTAGCACTTGCAGTCGGATACTCTTTGATGATTAGCTTGCCTTTAGTCTTTTCTTTCACTTCTTGAATTCGTTTTAGATATGTTGCTTTAGGCATTGCAACTAGATGATTCAATTCAATGTTAAGTAGATTAGCATCAATTCGTTCCGCAATTCTTTCTTCTGCCATCTCTAATGTAATGTACAGTACGTTCTTTCCCATTGTGAGATTAGCTGCTGCACAATGACACATAAAAAGACTTTTACCGACACCAGTGCCAGCAAGAACAATGTTTAATGATTTCTCTGCGAGACCGCCTTTTGTAATTCTATTGAGGTAGTCCAAGTCGAATGGGATTCGCTTCTCAACTCTATGGTAGAATTCGTAGCGTGTTTCAGCGTCATCAATAAAATCATGACCAATGTGATTATCAAAAGAAACGGATAGCGCATCTGCAAGTATTTTTGGAATTGAACCTTTATCTAATTTTTCGACTTTGTTTTTACTATCTAGGATTTGAATGCTTTGCATGATTCCATTGTAAATTGCTTTTTCTTGACAAAAAGTTTCTGTTGCATCAATCAACCATTTTGTATCTGACGTATCATCACTAGTACAAACTTCAGAAATTAATTCAATAGTTCTTTTATGATGATCGTCAGTCAGATTTACTTTGTTGTCAATTTCAATGCTCAATGCCTCTTTTGAAGGCATTGAGTTATATTTAACAACATAGTTTTTTATCTCTTCGAAAAGAATTTTCTCAGAAGAATCTTGGAAGTATTCGCTTTTAATGAAAGGTAAAGTTTTTCTTGTGTACTCCTCATCCGTCAATAAATGTTTCAGTATTTTTTGCTCTAAGTTCATCTTTGTACCTTTTCTCAGCTGCGTTTATTGATTCCAACAAAAGATCATTTAGAATTGTTCCAACAACTTTTTCGAAGTTTTCATCACTCTTTAGATTTTTATATTCTTCTGGTAGAATATCATAATTGAAGCTGATTGTAAATGTTCCGTCAGGATTCTCTTCATCACCAAAACTAATTTCTCCAAAGTTAAATTCTATGTCAGCATACTCTCCAGTCAAAATTTTAATAGTAGCGACGGTATCTCT